GAGGGTACTATTTCTTTGTATTTTTCCGTCGACGAGAACGCTACCGCAACAGGAAACAACGGGATGTTCCAAGTTTGGAACAGGGAATACGCAAATTGGACAATAACAGATGTTTCTCTCGATAAAGTTACTTCTGGCGCTCCGATCTTAATCAAGGCAGGTTTGGATCGTGGAAATTATCAAAGTATATTGCTACCCAGCGAAGCTCCCCCCGTAGCCACAGACAATGATGAAAAAATAATGGCGGCAATAACAGAACCGATACAAAGATCTAGGTTCATGGACAGAGGACTTTGGAATCTCACCGCTACCTACGTGGTAGGAGATTACGTTTACCAAATGAAAGATAATATAAAGTATTACTACGTTTCCAAAACAGGCACAGAAGCAGAACCTCAAAAAGGAAACCCACCCCCCAACTCTTCCTATTGGATTGCCGACCAATGTTCGAAAAGTTTAACCGGCTGCCGCATGAGATGGGGCATTCAAGCGATAAATAGTGGGGGCGCGAGGAAAGATAACCAATGTATTATAGGCGGAGCCGCTTCAGGAAACAAAGGGGGGCTTCCATACGGAGGTTTTCCGGCGGCCACAAAAATACAAAAAACATTTACGTCAAGATGATCTTACCAACACACATAAAGAAACACATTAAAACTCATGCTATTGATGAACACCCAAAGGAATGTTGTGGGTTGATAGTAGAAAATAACAAAAAATATAAAGCTCTTAAATGCCGAAACGTCTCCGTTACCCCTTCGACAAGTTTCTCTCTGGATCCTATCGACTATCTTCGACATTCTTCAAAAGGAGAAATAAGAGGCGTTTACCATTCTCACCGGGAAGGATCCGACTTTTCCGAATCGGACAAAACCAATAGCTGTTATCACGAGGTAAATTACATAATGTATAACCTGAAAGATAATTCTTTTCACGAGTTTAGCCCCAAAAAACAACAAATCCTCTACCTGAATAAACCCTTCAAGATTGGGGTTAACGATTGCTTCACGTTGGTTCGCGACTATCTCGAAAAAAATTTCAACATCCACTTCTCCAAAGAAGTTTCCGAAGCCTATTCCTTTGGAGCACAAAAACAAAACTTATCCAAGGCGATTCAGCTTATTGATGAAGTTACCTTGAATCACGGAATGGAAGGTTTTGTAAAAATGTTTATTTCGAACGCCGCTGATTTTAGAAAAAATGATATTTTGGTAATGGGTTTAAAGGATGAAAACGAACCCATGCATTTAGCGATTTACTTGGGAAATGAAATGATCATGCATCATCCCCGAAACAAATACGCTACGACAGAAAAAATAAACGACCCCTTTTTTAAAAGGTTAATATACATCTACAGACCCAAATGAAAAAATTAACCGAAATAACTTTGCACGGAGTATTAGCCGAACAAATAGGAAGAAAAAAAATAAACCTAGCGGTTAGCAGTGTGGGTGAAGCCATAAGAGGGATTCAAGCCAATTATAAAAAGTTTTATAAAACCCTTTTAGACAATGATGAAAAAAATATAAAATACAGGGTATTAATAAACAAAAGAGATTTTATAGTGGAGGAAGGAAAGGATCCAAATACTCGAGAGGGAATGAGGACGTCAGAACTCGTTATGGATTTTAAAAATTTAAAAACTATAGACCTTGTTCCAGTAATGGAAGGGGAAGCGGAGGGGAGAGAAAAAAAAGCGGATACTAAATCTATTATTCAAGTGATCATCGGTGTAATATTGATAGCCGTGGGATTTATTACAGGGCAACCCGCGCTAATAATGGCAGGATTAGGACTGGTTATGGCAGGTGTTGCAAACCTTCTCACTGACACCCCTAAATTTGAGGATATGCGGGAAATTGAAGGTGGAGGAAGACCCGCTTACATATTTAGTGGGCCCCAAAATACAGTAAGAGAGGGCGGTCCTGTTTTTGTTGGATACGGTAGGCTTCTGGTGGGAAGTCATGTTGTTCAAACTTCACTGGACACACTTGATTCCGAGGCGGACGTAGCCCTCAACACCACATGGGGAATGTCACATGATGGGCTATTCTATACGATAGACAACGCCGGACACTTCTTAGTACAAAGAGTAGAACACGATTCAGATTGGACGGGAGGAGAATAAAATTTAAAAAATGGGAGAATACGTAGAACAAGCACGACCCCAAGTAACGGACATAAGTGCGGTGGTAACCGGAGGAAACACCGGCGCTCCCGTCGTTTCGGAATCACACGTGGAGGTGGCCGATTTACTGTGTGAAGGACCCATTGAGGGACTGGTAAGCGGCCGCTATGATTACTACGGTACTGTAGGTGAAACCGGTTATCAAAAAGTCACCACACCAGACGAAGGCTCCCAGTTCGGCACATATGACGTTGATAACGTCTATACCGCCACCGGAATCGACTTCAATCTTGGGGACGCCAAACCATCCTTGGGTTTCCTAAGATCTATTTACTGGAACCAAGTACCGGTGGTCGACGATGACGGTTATTATAATTTTCAAAATGTTAACATCGAATATGCCAACGGTGAACCCGAAGGAAACCTTCCGTCCTTAAACACTGAAATGGGGGGATTAAGTGCTTCGGAAGTTTTAGATTTAAGCGTCAATAGAAACATAGGAGAAAGGCTATACGGTCCGGATATTAAAGGAGGCGATAATGCTCCTTCTTACACTGAGGGTGCCGAACTCGCCGACGGTACAAAAATAGATAAAAACGCCAAAACCTATAACATTTTAAACAAAGAATGCAGCGCACTTATTGTTAATATCAAGATAAGCTCCCTAAGTGAAAGCATCCGTAACCCGGACGCCCCCAAAGTATACAAAAGAAATTATCAGTTAGAGCGAGGAGGTGACGCTGCAGTTGGATATGGTGACGTCAAAGCCCGCGAACTACACTACTGGATATATTATCAACCTTTATTCGACGAAAAGTTCAACCTCCCTTCTGATAGCGAGTTCAAAGATGGAAGCAGCAACGATGAAATCGCTATTAAAAAGAGAAGCACCAAATGGTTCGGACCTATAAAAGAGATTGTATGGGGAAATATCGACGCTGGTTATGTACGCTCAACCAAAATAAACCTCGAGTCTGACGTGGGAGATTTTAAGGACGAGGTAGGGTTTGATGGTTGGAGAGTGAGGATAGTAAGATTAACCCCCGAACCTCTTACTTCATTTTTTCGTGCTATAAGTTTTGTTGATTCCATTGTGGAGATTTATGGAACCAAGCTGCGCTATCCTTATAGCGCGATGGTTTATTCGAAATTTAATGCGGCCAATTTCAGTCGTATTCCCGCCCGAGCCTATGACGTCAGACTGCAAAAAATAAAAATCCCAAACAATTACGATCCCATAACCAGAACTTACGGTCAAAGCGGAGGAATATACCCCACTACCGACCCTCAAGGCTTTGGAACTGACCCTAATAATTTTTGGGATGGTGAATTTAGGGATGAAAAGTTTTGGAGTAACAACCCCGCGTGGTGTTTTTACGATATGCTTACCAACGAAAGGTATGGCCTTGGTGGGCATTTAAAGGAATCTGAAATTGATAAATGGGCCTTATACGAAATAGCTCAGTATTGTGATCAACTCGTACCAGACGGGTATGGATCTATAGAGCCCCGCTTTACCTTAAATCATCTGATAGTGTCAAGGGAAGAAGCCTACAAGCTTATGAACGATTTGGCATCTGCTTTCAGGGGATTAACGTATTATGCAAACGGACTAGTATTTGCCGTCCAAGACGCTTATAAAAAACCCATATATCAAGTCAATAATTCCAATGTAATCGGTGGGGATTTTACGTACGCATCATCAGCTAAAAAAGCACGCCACACCGTGGCTATTGTAAGATATATAGACAAAAGAAACTTTTTTCAACCAGCCATAGAATACGTTTCAGACGAAGAAGCTATTAAAAAATATGGAATAAGACAAATAGAAACAAGCGCCATAGGATGTACGAGCCGGGGACAAGCACGAAGGTTTGGGTTATGGATATTGGCAAGTGAAAAAGACGAAACGGATTCGGTAAGCTTCACCATGGGAACCGCTGGATCTTATCTGAAACCCGGTGACGTAATCCAAATTTACGACAATAACATCAGCCCACTGAAATACAGCGGAAGAACCAATGTAGTAAGCGGTTTGGCATTCGCTGCCGATCCCGGTGAGAGCGTCATAGGCAATACAGCTTATAATAGCGTCATATTGGATTCAGCATTGAATTTTACCGCTGACAAATCCTATAAATTCTCTCTTCTTACCCCCACCTACCACTATGATGCATCAGTTGAAGGATTAAACTCTAGTGGAATAAACGAATTAAGGAGAACCCACTTGCAAACTTTGTACTTTAGCGGCGCACATACCAGTACCATTACTGGTTCATATAGATCTGACCTTGAAGTAGGTGGAAGCGGTATAAACACACAAATATTTTTTATAACTGGATACCCATTTGATCAGTCTTATTTTTCCAACGCCGACTTTAACGCCCCCACAGGCAATCAATTGGATTTTGAAAATTATGTAATAACAGGGTACGTAAACAGCGGAGTAAACATTGATAGCAATTCAAATACCTCCGTGGAGTATTCAGGGGGATATTTTAACGGAGAAAATTTGGTATGGAGTGTTGAACCTTATGACGAAACAGACAAGGAGTTTTATAGTGGAAACTTCTCCAACTTTAAAATAATAAACCTTAAAGAAAACAGTAATCATACCCACGACGTATCTGCTCTTGCCTATTTTAGTGGGAAATATGATAACGTTGAGCAAAAAGTGACCTTTGAAAACCCCCTCCTTAAAGCTAAGCCGGAATGCGTAGATCAAGTGGGACTAGATGTAGGACGCTCTGATCCAACGATTGGGGGAATAGAACAAACCCAATACGAATTACTCAAGTTTTCGTTTGAAATGGTGGGTTACGAACCGGGCGAAATAAATAGTGGAATTGATTACTGTTTTCTTTAAGTTTTATCATTTTAAAGTTGGAGAAGTTTCCACTATAAAACTCCTTGTCTGT